ATAAGGTCCTTACGAATAGAGTTCTCGTTGAGACCTCTCTTTTTGATAACTTGTTGCATCTTTACAACCTCCTTTTGTATCTTAACATCTTTACGAGATGGTTTGGGTGGGGGTGTTTTTGGTTTTGACTTTGGTACGATCATAGCATTGCGTGCTATTTCGATTTTCTTACAAAGAGTTGCCTTTGTTTCTTTAGGGTCAAGTTTAAGTTTAAGAATACTCGCAACACGAAGAAGTTCAGTCTTGCTATAGTTTGTGCACGCGGATCTACCAACTTTGAAAGAATTTCCAGTACCTGTAAGTGCGACATTTTTACCTTTGGATGTATTCTTAAATGTGGCTGTTTTCACATTTGAAATCTTTTTAATCTTTTCACATATAATATCCTTTTTCGTTGAAGTAGTGATACCAACAACACCCAATTTCTTGGCGAGATCTACAAGTTCTGGTTTTGCCATACGCATACATTGCTTACTATCAATTTTTAACGCAGCGCGTTGAGTTTTAGTCAACGGTTTCAATTTCTTAGAGGTGGTTTTCTTTTTTTTAGGTTGTGTCTTTGTAAGTCTGTTTGGAATTGGTGTTGTCAAAGTTATGTCACCACCTTCGTGTAACATTTTTGCGAGTTCAATACCTACTTCGTATGCATCAGACATATTTGATGGACTACTGGCACCAGAAATTTGAATATTACAAGTTTTAGCTATAATAAACTTATGACCATTGTAAGTTACATAAATAAATGGTGATTTTTCTGGATTATACATAAGCCAAGAAAATCCGTATATTCTTTGTTTAGATGCAAGTGTGGCCATATCGGTAATAATACCATTTACTCTAAATTGACCACTGAGATTGTTGTATTCAAACGGATTATATAAGAATGACTGTTTTTCTGAATATGTATTCACGATGAAACGTCGAATAAGCTCTGGTTGATTTGAAATATTTTTTCCAACGAACCCACCCGAAAATCGAATTTTACCATTTTTGTAAAAATTGACCGTAGCACCTTTAGATTCTAAACCATTTGAAAGTGTTATTTTAAGTTGAACTGTAAAAAAGTTCTGGTTGAGATCACCTTGCTTTCCATATTCTTTTGTATGTGTAAATCCAGTTGTAAATCGACCATAAATACCATTGATTTCCTTAGTATCTATATAAAGACCCTCACCAATGGGTGTTTTGGGGAGTGGTGTCTTAAGAAGTATTCTTTTAAGATCAATGCGAGTTTCCGCATCAAAATTTTTATTTACAGTCGCATTAAACATTCCGGGATTCAATTTACTTACAACAAATTTACGCTCAGCAATCGCAATAATCTCATTTGTATTATTATCATTGCTATTAGAGTTTTGAACAAATTGTGCAAATTCCCCATAGTTCTCGTTATTCATTAAATTTTTTTCGAGATGAGATGGGAAACTTTGTTGCTCTGTAATTCCGAGATCCATTTCAATTTCCCTCACAAGTGCGTTATTTGACGCGGTTGTAGAGACTGAACTTGGACTGTTCGTGGGTTTCAACTCAACTCCCGACTGTTGAACAAATTCCCTGAGTTGATGGCTCATTATTACTATTACACAGCATTTTTTTAGTAATCATCTGTAAAACTCAAACTCTCTTCAACTACATCAAGACCATGTATGATTGGCTGTTTTGGATATGTACGACCCTTATACGTTACCACTTCTTCCCTGACTTCAATGTCTCGTGAGCTGAATGGACCAGCGTAGAAGTCCTGATTGAATTTCGGCCTTCCAAGGTTATTTGCCTGACAGTGTTGATTAAATACTTGTATGAACAGCTTTTGTGGTACAAATAAGTCTTTTCCAAAAATAATATTTGTTGATTCCATAAAGTTGTGTAAAGTACTGGCAACCATAGCAACCTGCTTTTGAATCTTTTTGAAATATTCGGGAACTACGTTCCAAATATCCTTATTTCTGTATTTATCTGAATAATCTAAATAAGCTCTAACACATTTGAGAAGAATAACAGGTAATTCGCGATCGAGCTTTTCGTCAAGCTGTGGATCTGCATCTCTAACTTGTTTAGAGAAATTCCATGGAAGAATACGCCGAAGAACACTTCCAGAATTGTCCTTCCAATTTGGTACTTCATTTCCACCCAAAACACCCGGAACTTTCCATTCAATTGAAACAGCCGTTTTATTTTTAACTGCAACGGATACATCTTCGCCTGACACCATTGATTGAAATTCCGCCTGTTCAAGAGCCAAATCACCTTTTACCTCCGGTGCAATAAACATAAATGAGTCCTTAATAGCTGAAAGTCCAAACTTTTTCTCAATATTATTAGAGAGAGTGCCAACATCTTCATTTTCATAAAACTTTTTGAAAACCTTTGTAATTAGAGTGGATTTACCAGATCTAGCAATACCCTTGAAAAATGGAATAACCTGCCATCCATCAAGTTCCCCAATATCATAACATAATCGTCCTCCCATAACATAAGCCCAATTACACACTTCTTCTTCGAAATGTTGGTATTTAAGAACTGAATCAAAAAATGGCGTTGGAATATCTTGCCACCGTTCAATGTGTGAAAAGTCATCGAATTGTTTATCGAAATACTTACACGCGATGATAGTTGGATCTAAACACCTAAATTCCTTACTATCATATGGATAAAATCGAGAATCATACACACCTTTACTGGGAATCCACTCTTTGCCAACAAAAATACCATTTTTGAACGACCAAACGTGTCGTCTTTTTGATATTTCTGGAAATTGAGCATCAATACATTTTGTTAGATTGTCAATTACTTCTCTAAATACGGATCCACGACTTGTAAAATTTTTCCAGTTGACAAAGTCATCATCTTTTTGTGCAAGAGAATACACAAACTGTTCAATTGTAAACTTTGGTTCCCATGCGCGTGTTCTATAGCCCTCAATAGTTCTGATCTCTTCGCAACACTGCCCCTTATAACGTCTATACCCAGATTTGTATGTTTGATCCAGGGAATACAAAAGACATTTCTGGAATGGTGTAGAATTCTCAATCTCTTCTTCATCCATTGTAGATGGATCACCGGTAGTACTAAACTGTGGTAACGCAGTCGGATTATCTACGCGCTCAAACGAAGTATAATGACGTCTAATATTTTCATATCCATCAGATAACTGTTTAAGAATGTTATTAATACGTCGAACTACATGAATACCGTCGTCATTTGGTTCTTTTTTATGGATTTTTAAGTCGCGAGAGTGATTTTTTAAATCGATAAGGAATTTTCTTTGTTTGTCACGAATACCCTTGATTGCTAATATATCAATCATTCCTGGAATTGGATTTCCGTTATCATCAAAATTTTCAGAATGGATGTACTGTCTATATCCAAGTTCACGGGCATTTCTGAAATCGTTTGTCTTGAGAGACCATGCGCTTTCAAACCGATCTATCATGTCTAGTACCTGATCTTCTTTCATCGATTGGATATGTTGCTTTTGAAGCTCAGCAAGTGCTTCATATTTATTAGGTTCCTTATCGATGAAATGGGTGGTTTCCATTATATGAATTTAATTATAGTCGAGTTTTCTTTCTAAGCTGATTTTGTAGGTTGCATTTTGGCAAGCATCTTTATTAAAATTTTATTTTGTGTTTCCAATTGGTTACAAAGATTCACGAGTGCGGAACATACTGTATCTCCATCTGGGGTCGCCAATAAGGAAGTCATCATATTCATTAAGTCCATTTCACCTTCATCTTCTTCTGGATAGAAATCATCCTCGTCGGAAAATTCGACGTCTTCTTCTTCTTCTTCTTCTGAAACAATTTCACCTTCTTCAACTTCTTCAACTTCTTCAACTTCTTCAGGCTGTGATGACATTATAATTAATACGGAGAAAAGATGATATCAAAATTTTCGCACGGGTGCGGTTTCAAGCAAAAAAAAAATCTCAGTATATAGTACAAAACTCTCATAATGGCCGGTGGTCTCATGCAACTCGTCGCTTACGGTGCTCAAGACGTATACTTGACAGGTAACCCAAAGGTTACTTTCTTCCAAGCCGTCTACAAGCGCCACACTAACTTCGCTATGGAAAACATTGAACAAACTGTTAACGGCACCGCTGCCAACTCAGGCCGTGTGTCCGTGACCATTGCCCGTAACGGTGACTTGGTCGGTGACATGTACTTGGAACTCGAATCTGATACCGATAGCACTGTCACCTCCAATGTTACCGTCGACAACAACTGGGTCGCCGAACGCGCGATCAACAACGTTGAACTCTCCATTGGTGGTCAACGCATTGACAAGCACTACCAAAAGTGGTGGCGTTTGTACTCCGAGCTTTACTTGGACGAGGCCAAGAAGACTAACTGGGCGAAGATGACTACCGCCAAAGATGGTAAGACTGTTTACTTGCCACTTGTGTTCTTCTTCAACCGCAACCCAGGTTTGTACTTGCCATTGATTGCTCTCCAATACCACGAAGTCCGTATCGACATTGACTTGGCGTCCGACATGGAAACTTACCTCAACAAGAACGTCTTCAAGGTGTGGGCGAACTATGTCTACTTGGACACCGAAGAGCGCCGACGCTTCGCGCAAAAGGGTCACGAATACCTCATCGAGCAAGTGCAACACACTGGCTCCGACACCGTGACTTCCGCGGGTGTCAAGCAAGTCCGCTTGTCCTATAACCACCCAGTCAAGGAGTTGGTTTGGTGCTTCTCCAACACCTCGTCCCGTAACTCCCTCTGGAACTTTACCTCCAGCAACAACGCTAATGAGATTATCCTCGACAGCAACGCGCGTGCGATCTCCGAATCCAACTGCTACGTGCCAATCAGCCAAGCGGCTGGTGTCCCACTCGTTGCCTTCGGCGACAACGGCTCCACTGTTGACTTCACTGAAGAAGCTGCGGGTCCATTGTCCCAATTCAAGCTTGTCCTTAACGGTCAAGATCGATTCAAGGAACAAAAGGGTAAGTACTTCAACCAAGTGCAAGCCTACAACCACCACACCGGTAACCCATACCCAGGTGTGTACTCGTATTCCTTCGCTCTCAAGCCAGAAGAACATCAACCAACTGGTACTTGCAACTTCTCCCGCATTGACAATGCTCAAGTCGCGGTGACCATGAACTCGACCGATGCTACCACCATGCACATGTTTGCGACCAACTACAACGTTCTCCGCATCCAATCCGGTATGGGTGGTCTTGCCTTCTCCAACTAAGTTGTTGATTATGGCATATTGAATTCACGACTATAAAAAATTAAATTTAAAAAAATGGATATCACCCAGTTTTTAAATCTAGTATTATAATAAAAAATCATGCAGGACAAGAAGAAGACGTCTACACAAAAGAATATTGGTTTCTACCTATTACTCGCCATTTTGATTATTGGTATGGCTGGATCGGGTTATTTGATGAAGAAGTAAATTAAACATAACTCTCCCCTAGTAAATAAGAATGCAAGACGTATACACGGATGGAAGTTGTTTGGGAAATCCGGGAGCTGGTGGTTGGGCTGCTCTTGTATCAGGAAAACAATTGTATGG